GTATCAAGCGGTTGCGTTCACCGCTTAACAATTTGTCAAAGTCTAAATCCTGTCCTAGTTGGGTAATTTCTACATTTAGGTCGTTTTGGAATACTACTTGGTGTGGTAAGCCTAGTTTATCAAGGTAATATGTGAGCCTGTTGTTCAAATATGCAAGATTCTGATCAATAATCTTCTTACGAATAAACGAATCTTTGTTTGTTAGCAGTTTTAACAAAAACTCTTGATGTTCTTTTAAGCTAGTAAGTTCGTTTACTGGCTCCCAATCAATTTCTTGTAATGCTGTAGTTTTTAAATCGTCAATTTGTGCTTGGTATGGATCATCTTCTTGCTCTTTACTTAGCAATGCTTGCTTTAAATTATCTACATTGTTTCTATGATCGTATGCTTCTTTAGCAGTTTCATAAAATGTATTAGGTTTACCGTTGATGTTACCAATTCCGTCAAGTCCTTCAAGAACGTCTTGTAATTTTCCAGCAACTTCAGTCTGATATGCTAATGCATCATTTAATTCTTTAGTTTTTCGTGCTTCGATTTCTGCTTTTTTATCGTCATGTAGTGCTTGACCACAAGTATAACAAGTAGCATCTTCGAGATTTGCGATGTCTTTTTCAGCCTTTTCAACAGATTTAGTAGCACGTAATAGTGCTGCTTCTAGTGTACTTTTTTCTTTATTAAGAGCCAAAATAGCATTGTTCATTTCAGTCCAATTAGACAACGCTTCGTGTTTTTCTAGTTCTTCATCAATGTTTAAATGTTCTAATTCTGTAATACCGTGCTGTAATTTAGCACAATCTTGCTCTTTTTTAGCATGCCATGCACGTTGTCTACTTTCTAAACTAGTAATGCTTTCTTCAATTTTACTATTTGCAGTTTTTATTGCTTCTATTTTTAATGTTTCTTCTGTAATAGAATCTTTAGTAACACGAACTTGTTCTTTCAGTAATTCCGCTTTTTCAGTTAGAAGTGTTATACCTAATAACTGTTCAATAATAGCACGTTGATCGTTTGCTCGCATACTTAAAAAAGGTTCTGAGTATGTATTAAGTGCAACAACATGCTTAAACATATCATGACTCATACCAAGTAAGTCACTAATGCTTTCTTGTGTCTTACGACTATCGCCTTGGCTTTCGTCTGTTAGTTCTTGCTCGTGATCATTGATAAAAAACTTGAGTATATTAGGAGATCTTCCACGCTCGATCCTATAATCCTGTCCGTCTTTTTCAAAATGTAGGGTGACCAACATTCCTTTAGAGTTTGTCTTGTTGATAAGATTGTTTCTCTTAATGTTGGTCAGTGCTTGACCGTACAGAGCGTAGGATAATGCATTGATTATCGTAGTTTTGCCTGTACCGTTGCGTGATCCAGAATCGTCACCTCCTTGGTCTAAGTTTTCGCCAAGCACTAAAGTAAGCTGTTCACGGTTAAAGTCAACAGCTTGGGTTTGATTGCCCACACTCATAAAGTTTTTTACGGTTAAATCTTTAATTTTTATCATGTGTGATGTTCTAACCCGTTATAAATGTCTAGTAATGTTTTTTTATTATAGTTTTCTGTGTCTAATTCTGCAATTTCACTGGCTACAATTTGATCTACACTTTCAAATTGTGCAATATCTAAATCTGTTGTAATTTCTTCAATTTGTTTTTGCGGAATTAGTGTAATTTCTCTACAACCATATTGTGTAATAAATGTTTCTTTGATAAAATTTGCTTCTTCGTATGAAATAGGCAAATCTAATGTAACTCTTAGATACATTTTTGGTTTAATAAGTTCGTCAGTCTTGTCTAAAAGTTCAGAAAGTTTAACTGTTCGATATTTAGGACAGTTCCACCAGTTGATATACTCTGGTTCCGCATTGTTTTCTTTGTCAAGAATCATCATACCACGTTCGTCGTCCCAAGCATCTGCATAGTTGTGCGGAAACGCATTACCAATATAATGAATTTTACCTTGTACTTGGCGTTTATGGAAATGTCCTGAGAATACATACTCTTGATTTTTAAAGTGTTCAGGTTTTAAATCACCATGATCTGGCATTTGTACCATAGCATTCATGTAAAAACTAGGAAGTTCAAAGTGACCAAACAAATATTTAGACTTAACACTGCCCATTTTTTTCCATTCGTCGCCTACTAGCCACGGAACAAGTGCTACATCTTCTTCTTCATATATTTCGTCAACAAATGTTACACCTGGAATATGTTTACCAAATATTGTAGAACTTACTTCTCGCTTGTCTTTGTAATACAAGTCGTGATTGCCTACAAACATATAAAATTTGTCAAACGCTTTACCTAGTTTTTCTAAACTGCGGATAGTTGCGTCCATTGTGGTAAGATTGAGCGAATTTCGGTTGTGATGCCAGTCTCCACAAAAGATAGCAGTTTCACAACCGTGTTCTTTTGCAGTATTAATAAACCAATCTATAAATTCTTCACAGTCGTCGTTGTGTACACGACTGTTGCCTTTAAGGCCAAAGTGTATGTCCGTAAATACGGCAGCTTTTTTAAACAAGTCTAGTTACCTCATAGTTACTTGTACAAGTATATACTAAAAATATACACTAGTCAACCGTTATTTTGAATAAGGTGACTGTGAGGCTTCCTCGTTGCGTCTAATAGCAGCTTCCCATTCCCCTTGATGTTGTCTTGTATAACTTGGTGTTAAGTCATTCATTTCAAGGATGTCGTCTCTAATGTTTTGATTGCGTTTTTCAAGGTTGATAACACGTACAAATGAGTTTGTAACTGCCGCTGTGTAGTAAGCAAACGGGTTGTCGCTCTTCGATTCATCAAACTGTAAACCAATTTGAGCAAGTTGCAGTATTGCTTGTCCTTTCATTTCGTCATTGTAAGTATATCCTCTCACATTTCCACGAGTTGCATAGCGATCTACCAATTTTAGCCACATCATTGCTAATTTATTAGTAGCCTTTCCGTGATCTTTTGAAAAATACCCATTTTCCATGCCACCTTGCCAGTGACTTTTACCTACACAAACTAATTCGTCGTTTTCGTTAAACTTGTAGTGTTGGAAAGGAGGAAAATTTAGTTTAGTTTTTTTATCTGCTACTGTTTTTGGATTTTTCTTGCGTCCGGGTTCGTCTGGAATATGATCAAACGTCATAATACGAAAGATTAGTTCTTCTTTTGTGATTTTTTTGTAGTCAACTTCGCAGTCTGCTTGTTTTACCCGTTCGCCTGCAAGTTTTCTTTGTTCGTAATCTTGTTGACTTAGTTTTTTTGCTTTATTTCTTTTTGCATCTGCAATAGTTCTTATATTGATTTTTTCTACGCTATCTAGTATGATATCATAATTTGCGTAATCTTGTTCAACATAGCTATTAAACGTATTTTTTGATTTGTGAATTTCTTTTAAAATGTCTTTGTTGTTAAGATAGTTCTTAGGTCTCATCTATTGCTCCAGTTAATTGTATTTATTATAATATACATACATAATTTTGTCAACTAAATAGTAGTGTAGGAGAAACATTTATGCCATTTAAATTTAACGCTTCTAGTTTTGTAGAAAGCATAGTAAACGACGGAAAGAAGGCCTTAAAGAATGCTGCACTTGATGTAGTGCAACAAAAACTTGGCGGCTTAGGTCCTCTTGGAAAACTTGCTTCAAAATTTATTAGCACTACTGCTATTAATGACAGAACAATCACAAGAGCAATAATATCTAAAGATATTAGCGTATCAGATGCAAGTGATTGGAGAGTCAGTATTAGCATTCCTGAAATTTTGTTAAATGGTCCTGTATTAGATCCATTAAAAGAAGGATCAAGTGCAGCATTTAACACTGGAAATAGATTAGTATTTCCTTTTAACCCTACAATACTTTTTAGTCATAGTGCAAATTATAATTCTGTACAACCTACACATACTAATTATCCATATTATGCTTACCAAAACAGTGTTGTGGATGCAATGACAATTACTGGCGAATTCTTCCAAGAAAACTATAGAGATGCACAATATTGGATAGCAGCAATTCATTTTTTAAGAACTGCTACTAAAATGTTTTATGGTTACAGTGATCCGTTAGGAAATCCGCCACCTGTTTGCCGGTTAAATGGTTATGGTCCTCATGTAATTAATAATGTTCCAGTTATTATAACAAACTTTACAACAGACATGCCGGCAGATGTTGATTACATAGAATGTATAGTAGACGGACAAACTAACATGGTACCAGTACAAAGTACAATTACAGTTACAGTACAACCGCAGTATGCAAGACGTTCACAATCAAGATTTAGTCTTAATGATTTTGCAAAAGGAAATCACGTAGGCGGTGATGAAGGATTTATCTAATGTCAATTTCAATTTCAAGTCCTTATGCAAATACACAAATTACTAATGCAGGATATTTAGATATTCTAAAACCTCGTCCTATTCCAGTTGCAAAAGACGATATACTTTTTGAAATAACACCAGAATATACATATAGACCAGATTTGTTAGCACATATTATGTATGGAAACAGAGAGTTATGGTGGGTTTTTGCACAAAGGAATATGGATATACTTAAAGATCCTGTATTTGATTTTATTGCAGGTACAAAAATATATCTGCCGCAAGAAAAGTATTTACGAGAGCAGCTAGGAACATAAAATGCCATTTAACTTTAAAAAAGCAGTGTCATCTGTAGCATCACAGGCAACGGCTACTTTTAAACAAGTTTCAGCTGAAACAAATTCATTTATAAACGATGCTTCTAAACAACTATCTTCAGGAAAATTTAATTCGCAATTGTTAGGAAGTGCAGCTCAAGGAGCACTAGGTAATATTACAGCAGGAATTACTGGTTCTTTAAGATATTCGATTACGAACAAAATAAGAGGTTTAGGACCTCTTGGAGCATTAATAGCTAACTCAGAAGAAATCCAAGGCTTAATTAATCAACCTTTACGTTTAATTGAAAAAGGAGCGGCTGAATTATTTGGTCTAGCAGATGAAGAATTTTCTCAAGTAACACAGCTCTACAGAGACAGAACAGCAGATAGTGCATTTGATGATTGGCTTCAACCAGGCGCAGTTTTATACCCAAGTTTTGGAACTGTAAAACATGCTGGAAAATCATCGAGTAAAATCCCTAATCCTTTAAGAAACCATAACAGTTACAACTATATTATTACTCTTGGAGTATTAAGTCCTGAAGAATATAACAATCCAGCAGTTTATAGAGCCGCAGGCGGTTTTAAAAATTATATAATTCGCAGTGGCGGCGGAGAATATGCTAAAAGGTATAGAACACTTGATGAAATGGGAGCTTCAAGCACCGGCTTTGGCGGCGGCGATGCAGAATATTATATTGAAGATCTTGACTTAGATGCAGTAATTGCTCCTAATAAAAATACAGGAGTTACACTAGGAACTACACTTAGTTTTAGAGTGATTGAACCTTACAGCATGGGAAACTTTGTACAGGCAGTAATTGGCGCAGCATCTACTGCTGGATATAAAAATTATGTTGAAGCACCATTTTGTTTAAGAATAGATTTTAAAGGATGGAACGAAGACGGTCAATATAATGCAAACTTTATTAAACGTCCAATTTTTATTCCAATTAAATTTATTAATATGGAATTTGAAGTTAACGCTGGCGGAAGCGAGTATCAGGTTAAAGCAATACCTATGAGCGAATCAGGATTAGCGGATAACGTGAATAAAATAAAAACACCTATAAAAGCAACAGGAACTATAGTTCATGAAGTTCTTGAAACTGCTGCAACTTCGGTTACAGCAGGAGTAAATTCGCAAATAGAAAAACTAGAAGAAAGTGGATCGCTGGCACCTTACGATAGATATGTAATTGCTTTTCCTAAATCAAGAACAGCGTTAGTTGAAGCACTTGAATCGGGTGTAGTTACTGATGAAGCACTTACAACAGAAGCAGACAAAGAAATAATTATTCAAAAAGGTGCTAGAAAAACAGGAGAAGTTTATGACTTTGGTACAACTGTAAAAGAAGTTGTAGTTAAGCCTACGTTTGCAACTTATGCTGTACTAAAATCTTTTGCAGAAAATGAAAATTTAATGAATCCTATTGGACTAAGTGCAATTAACGTAGATACGAATTCGGGCGGTAATGCATCAGAAGCAGAACCTTCTTCTGTTATAGATCCAAGAACAGGAAAAGTTGATGCAACAGCAAAACAAACTCAACAAACAGAAAAGGCTAGAGATTATCAATTTTCACAAAAAGAAAAAATTACTAGAATAATTGAAAAAGTTATTTTAGAAAGTCAATATGCTGCTGAAAAATCTACTGAAGGTCCAAAAAACGGACTTAACAAATGGTTTAGAATTGATACTCAAGTTTTTATAGAACCAAATCCTGGAACAGAAGCACAAACTGGACGACCTCCAAAAGTTTATGTGTATAGTGTTGTACCGTATGAAGTAGATGAAGCAGTAACACTAGGTACAAATCAAAAAGCAGGAAATACGAAAGGATTAAAAGCCGCTGCCGTAAAAGAATACAATTACATTTATACTGGAAAAAATGAAGATGTATTAGATTTTAATATTAATTTTAATCAAGCGTTTTTAACAACAGCTCTTTCAAATTTTGGTATGAACAGCGGTGGTCAAGCAGCAGGACTAGATGGGCAAAAAACTGCAACAGCAATTGAAAATCAAGCACAAGGTGCTAAAGCAGATGATACTAATGATTTAGCTAACAAGAGCGAACCTGGTGGAACACTAGATTTTAAAACAGATAATCTTGTTTCTTCGGGATCTAGAAGTTCAGACATTAGAGTAAGAATTGCTGAGCAGTTTCATGATAGAATTACTAATTTACCCATTGATATGATTACAGCAGAAATGGAAATAATTGGCGATCCTTATTTCTTACCACAAGAAACAGGAAACTACGCTGCAAAAAGAGGAGCAACGCCTACAATTACTGCTGACGGAACAATGACATATCAACAATCGCAAGTTTTAATTGTTGTAAACTTTTTAACTCCTTTTGATTATCAAGTTAAAGGAGCAACAATGGAGATGCCGTCAATTGTTAGAGGCTTTAGTGGATTGTATAGTGTCTGGGCAGTTACTAATTCTTTTTCAAACGGTCAGTTTGTTCAAAGATTAAAAATGACCAGGCGTAGAGGGCAAGATGATCCGCCAACTACAAACTCAAATGCATTTATTAAGGTAGACGAAGATTCAAAAATTAACAAACAACAAGAAAGTTCAAAAGGAACAGTTGGTAGCGGATCGTCAAATCAAACAGCAGCTCAAGCAAAGAATACTATGTCTTCTAAATGGAAAGATTATGCAAACTCATTAGAAAAAACAGTTAAAGATGATATTACAAATTTGTTACCTGCTGTAGATAATATTATTCCAGATATTATTGATACAGCAGTAGCTGATATAAAACTTTCTATACCTGGAGTTGATATAGGACTAGCAAAATTGCCTGATCTTACAAAAATTAATGCTCAAGCAGCAAGTGCAGTTAAACAATTCGAAAGTGATCTTGCTGGAGCAAAAACACAATTAAATACAGCAGTAGCAGATGCTTCCGCGCAAATAGATAGCATTACTAAAACTGCAAGTTCAAAAATAAACAGTTTATTTGGATAAAGGATTTTAAAATATGCCATTTCAAGATTTAGATCCAAAACTTGATGACAACGATATAGAAGACGATTCAGTTGGCGCCTCTCAAGGAGGCGCAGATCAGTCTGCTGAAATTGTTGAAGACGGTAAACCGTGGCGAGACGAAAACGGAATTCTTACTTACGAAACATTTGGAGAATTTGAAGCTGATAAAGATAATATAGGTAAACCGGCACCTACAGGACAGTTAGTGAGAGTAGTTGATGGTGCTCCAAATTATGCAGATAGTAATTTCTTTTGGGTAGTATTCAGTCCATCAGAAGCAGAAGGTGAAACTACTTTTAAATCTTTAGCAGCTACTAACAAACAAAGAATTGAAGCAGGCGGCAAACCTTTTGTTCCACCAGGAGCAGTTCAAATTGATGAACTACAAGGAGTTCCAATTTTTCAAGCTGATCCAAAAAGTAGCAATGAAAAGCCAGGTACAAATACAGGAAAAACTGTTAGCAAATCAACCGGAGTTACAACTACAACTACAACTAGTAAATCGAACTCAACTACAACTAAAACAGAAAGTACAACAGACACAGAAAACACTTCTACAAAAACAGACAAGGATGTTATTAGTAAAACAAAAACTGATAGCAAAGTATCTCCAAAAACTGTATCTAGAACAGACCCAGTTGCAACTAAATCAACAGGTAACGCATATGTATACGAACCTATACGTCCTGGGTTTGATAGATACGATTTTAATTTAGGTAAAAAAGTTTTTACACCAGACACAGGCGGCAGTTTGCAAACATATGCAGGAAGCAATGAGCCTACTCCTCCTGCAAAAGTAGCAGAATCAAATAAAACTGCAATTGACGGCGGCATTGCTGTTGGTACAACAACTGGAGGGCCTAGTTTATTAAGACAACGTCAAGATCGCGAAAGAGATCCAAATCGAGTAGGACCACAGTAAGGAGTCAAAATGGCAAACTATACTAGAACTAGAGACGCACTTACTAACATTAAAGATTCGGGACCCTACGAAGCAATTGTTGTTAATAATTTAGACACACGTTATATGGGCGGCTTAACGGTAGAATTGTTAAAATATACTAGCGCAGGCGGCACTCCGGAGCGTACAGGACAATTATTAAATGTAAGATATTTAAGTCCATTTTATGGAATAACACCGCAAACTGCTCTTACAGCAAATGACGGTTTTGAACATACACAAAAATCATATGGAATGTGGATGGTACCTCCAGATATAGGAACTCGTGTACTTGTAATTTTTGCTGAAGGAAATCCAAACTTTGGATATTGGATAGGTTGCGTACCTGCAGATTATATGAATTTTATGGTACCAGATGGTAGAGCATCAACAGAAAAAACAACAGACCATACTCCGGAAAACTTAAAAGGTTATAAACTTCCTGTAGGAGAATATAACAAAACTGTTGAAGATGGTTCGTTAGTTGATCCTACGTTGTTTAACAAACCTTACAATAAAGATTTTACAGAAGTTTTAGAAGTCCAAGGACTTTTAAGAGACGAAGCTAGAGGAACAACAACTTCGAGTGCTAGAAGAGAAATACCAAGTATGGTATTTGGTATTAGTACACCTGGTCCAAAAGATTACAGATCTGGTGCACCGCAAGCACCGATCGGTACAGCAGGTCAAAAAATAAATGTTCCAAGTAACCGTTTAGGTGGTTCTAGTTTTGTAATGGACGACGGTGATGATAGATTTGTTAGATCAACCCATGCAGAAGACGGTCCACCAATTTATAAAAATATAAAAGAAGGTGAAACAGGCGATAACACTATTCCTCAAAATGAATTAATGAGGCTTAGAACTAGAACCGGGCATCAGATACTTTTACACAATAGTGAAGATTTAATTTATATTAGCAACTCAAGAGGTACTGCTTGGGTAGAACTATCGTCTGATGGAAAAATTGACATTTATGGATACGATAGTATAAGTGTTAGATCTGAAGCTGACATTAATTTTACTGCTGATAGAGACTTTAATGTAGAAGCCGGGCGTAATATTAATATGAAAGCATCAGCACGTTATAGTAGTGGTGGTGCAACAGACGAAGAAGGTTTAGAATCTGGTAGAATTCAATTTGAATCTGCTTTTAATTATAATTTAAATGTTGGCAAAGATAGCAAAATTACAGTAGCAAAAAATCAACATACAAAAGTTAACGAATCACAATATATTGAAACAGCAAAATCTCTACATGTTAATACAGGACAAAATAACTTTTTAACTGCTAAACAATATACACACATTAACAGTGGAGCAGAGCATAGAGAAACTGCAAAATACATACATATGAATGGACCTGGTGCAGCATTAGCAAATCCTGCAACTGAAGTTACACCTTTGAGTACAATTACATTACCTCAAACAAAACCAGGAAACGTAGTTCAACCGTTTGAAACTATACTTGGAAGAGCACCACAGCACGAACCTTGGTTACATCATGAAAACTTAGATCCTTTAGCATTTAAAAAAGGTGAAACTGATAGAGAATCTCCAGGAGCATTAACTAGTGCAGACAGAGTGTTAACACCTGATACTTTCTTTAAAAATCTAGGAGGAAGGAAATCTAGCGCATTTGTAGGAGGATCAGGCGGCGGAATAAATTCTGGTGTTATAAACTCTGGAGGAGGAACATCAACAGGAACAGGCGCAGTACCAGATCCAAATGTTACTCCAAAAAATAGTAATTTTAAATTTAGTGATGAACTTGGATCGCTAAGTTCAAAGTACGAGTCTAGAGGAAATCCAGGTGCTATTGGTTATGATACTACAGGCGGTTGGAGTTACGGTACGTACCAAATTGCAGCAAAAACAGGTGCAATGGACGACTTTATGAACTATGCTAAATCTGCACATCCTGATATACACAGTAAATTACAAGCAGCAGGCGGCGCAGCAGCCGCTAAACAAGGAACTGATACATTTAAGCAAACTTGGAAAAGTGTAATGGGTACCGCAGCAGGAAATAAAGCACAACACGGATTTGGTGTACAACTTTATTTTACTCCAGCAGCAGCTAAAGTTAAACGTAATACAGGTATTGATGTAACTACTAGATCTAAAACTGTACAAGATGTTTTATGGTCCACAGCTATTCAACACGGCAACGGAGGAGCATCTAAAATATTTAAGAAAGCAGTAGAGCGTACTGGTAGTTCTAATCCAAGCGACGATGCATTAATTCGTGCAGTATATGATGAACGTGGTGCAAACAATGGACAACGATATTTTGGAAAAAGTAAACCAAATGTTAGAGCTGGTGTTGTAAATAGATTTAAAAATGAAAAAGCTGACGCTCTAAAAAGTTTAGAACAAGAATTGTCAAAAACAACTACACCACCAACAATTAGTGGTAAAGACAGTGTTTCAACAGTTGAAGAAGTTCCACGTACAGTACAATAGGGTAAATATAGTATGAGCGAATTAGAAAAAAATTTATATAATCGTGTAACTGTTAAACAAACAATGCGTGATGCTTCTTCAGGCAGAGCTTATAGAGGTTTTTCTACGATCTCAGACGCTAAAAGTTTTAGTTTATATGATTTCGATCTAATAAAACAAGATATAATCAACCACTTTCATATTAGACAAACTGAAAAACTTAGTGATCCTACATTTGGCACAATAATATGGGATATATTATATGAGCCATTTACAAACGAAGTACAAGAACTTGTAATTGAAGATGTAACTACAATTATCAACTATGATCCAAGAGTACGTGCAGAAGAAATTATCGTTGACACGTATGAGCAAGGATTACAAGTAGAGTGTACAATAACATTTTTACCATACCAAATTGTAGACCAATTACGATTTAAATTTGACAAAGAAAACGGTTTACTTTCGTAAACAATTAAACACGCACTTTTCAATATCAGATAAATATCATAGTAAACAAGGAATACTAATATGGCTGCAACCGATAGACAGTCTAGGCTACTTGTAGCCGAAGATTGGAAAAGAATTTACCAGAGCTTTAGGAACGCAGATTTCCAAAGCTATGATTTTGATAACCTACGCAGAACAATGATTAATTATCTGCGTCAAAACTATCCAGAAGATTTTAACGATTACATTGAGTCAAGCGAATATCTTGCACTGATTGATATGATTGCTTTCCTTGGGCAAAACTTATCATTCCGTGTAGATCTAAATGCTCGTGAAAACTTCCTTGAAACAGCAGAACGTAGAGAAAGTGTTTTACGTCTTGCACGTATGCTTTCTTATAATCCACGCAGAAATCAAGCAGCCAACGGATTATTAAAAATTGATACATTATCAACAACTGAGAGTATTATAGATAGTAACGGGTTAAATCTAGCTGGCATTACTGTAAAATGGAATGACCAAGCAAATACAAACTATTTTGAACAATTTGTTAAAATTTTAAATTCTGCAATGCCGCTTGCAAACTCAATTGGAAATCCACTAAAATCAGAACAGGTTGCAGATGTACAAACTCAAAAATATCGTATAAACGCACTAAACACAGGTAGTGCAGTATATCCGTTTACAAAACAAATAGAAGGTGTTACAACTAGATTTGAAATTGTAAGTTCAGACATTTCTTCTGGAAGTATTGTAGAAGAACCACCGTTGCCTGGCAATAGTCCAGCATTTCTTTTCCGTGATGATGGACAAGGCGCAGGATCTAATAATACAGGATTTTTTATGCACTTCCGTCAAGGACGTCTTGAAAACGGCTCGTTTAACATGTCAAATCCGATACCAAACCAATCAGTGGCAATCGATTCAAGAAATATTAATGATACCGATGTTTGGTTATATGAAGTTAATAGTTTAGGAATAGAAAATAAACAGTGGACAAAAGTTTCTTCTACAGAAGGAAATAATGTTATCTATAATAGTTTGTTTAATCAAACAAGAGATGTTTTTGCAGTCACTACAAGAATAGGTGATAGAATTAATTTAGTTTTTAGTGATGGTGTTTTTGGTAATTTACCAGCAGGAGATTTTAAAGTATATTATAGAACTAGTAATGGTTTAAAAAGTGTTATAACTCCTGGAGCAATTAATACAGTTAGTATTGATATTCCTTACCAAGCTAGAAATGGTACTAAGCAAACACTTACAATTGGATTAAAATTAAATTACACAGTAACAAATGGAACTGCAACAGAATCTAATGAAGAAATAAAAGCAAATGCTCCAGCAACTTATTATACACAAAATAGACTAGTTACAGGCGAAGATTACAATGTTGGACCTCTTGCTATAAGCCAAGATATTATTAAAACAAAAAGTTCAAATAGAATATCAAGCGGAATAAGCAGATTTTTTGATTTAAAAGATGCTAGTGGAAAATATTCAAATACAAGTTTGTTTGCAGATGACGGAATATTATACAAAGAAGAATTTGTAGAAAAACAATCTTTTACATTTACAACTCAAACTGACATTGAAGGTATTATTTACAATACAGTTGAGCGTATTATTGGTAATATAAATTCTAAAAATTTCTTTTTAGCAAAATATCCTAAAACAATAGTAAGTGACCTTAATGCAACGTGGACACAGTCAACTAAAGGCACAAATATTTGTACAGGCTTGTTTAAAGATTCTTCAAATCAAACATATCCTTTAGGTGACTTTACAGTTAATGCACTCCGTTTTGTAGAACCTGGATCCTTAATTAAATTTACGTCTCCGGATACAAAAACCTTCATGCCAAACGGCACATGGAACGAAACAGGAACTATTAAAAAAGGTCAATCTACATATAAATGGGCAAAAGTTATTGCAGTTTCTAACACAGGTGTTGATGTTGAAGATGACGGAACTGGTCCGGTTATATTAAATGATATTATTCCTGACGGTGCATTAATTTCACAAGTTATTCCTAACTATTCTAAATCATTAGTAGACGATCTTAAAACAGAAATCATTGATCAAACATTTGAATATAAAGATTTTGCTTTAAGATACGATATAACAGACAGAATTTGGAAAATAGTATTAGCAGAAGATATTAATACTATTAGCGATTTTGCAACTGGTAAAGCAGGAGACACAACTGGAGAAAACTTAGATTCTAGTTGGATGTTGTATTTTAAAACAGACGGTGAAAAATACACAATAACATATAGACAGTTAAGATATGTTTTTGAAAGTGCAGACGAAATAAGATTTTTCTTTGATAGTGCTGATAAAATTTACGATCCGTCAACTGGACAAGTTGTTAGAGATAGAATTGATGTGCTAAACATCAATACTCAACCTGGACAATTAACACCATTTACAAAAGATTTTACTTGGACCATAACTGATGCTTATAAAGATTCTGAAGGTTACTTAGATAGTCGTAAAATACAAGTACAATTTATTGATTTAGATGATGACGGGGTAGTTGATGATCCGGATATCTTTGAACAAATAGTTGGAGAAGAAGATACTTCAATTTCTACAGAAGAAAAAATTATATTCCAAAAGAAATATACTACTACAGATGGCGTCGAAGATTTTAAATATCTTGATAATTCAACAAGTGAAGTTGTTTTAGTGCAAAATGAATCTAGTATTGCTCCGTATACCCAATGGGACAATAACGGACAAATTTTTTACTTGATAGACGAAGGTGTTTTTAAGAAACTTAATAAAACATTAAACAATACTACACTTGATGTAAACTACAAAGCATACTATGGTAGAGCAGGATTAAAACTTCATTATGTTCATGTTGCAGACAGTGGATACAGAATAGATCCTAGTGCATCAAATATTATTGATACATATATTTTATCAAAAACATATGACGATCAAGTCAAACAATATATTGATGGAACACTTTCTGTAAAACCAAAGCCGCCAAGTAATGATGAGCTTTTTAGATCTTATGGAAGTTCAATTAATGAAATTAAAAGTATAAGTGATGAAATTATATATCATCCAGTAAAATATAAAATTTTATTTGGCGACAAAGCACCTGCAGATTTACAAGTTAAATTTAAAATTGTAAAAAATCCTAACTTAGTAATTAATGATAATGAACTTAAATCTGATATTATTGAATCAATAAATCGTTTCTTTGATATTGAAAATTGGGATTTTGGTGAAACATTTTATTTCCAAGAGCTAAGTTCTTATATTATGAGTCAGTTATCGCCAAAATTAGTTAGTATATTAATTGTACCTAGACAAACTACACAAAGTTTTGGTAGTTTATTTGAAATAAAATCTGAAGCAGATGAAATTTTTGCCAGCGGCGCAAAAGTATCTGACATAGAAACAATAGACGAAATTACAGCAACTAATTTACAAGCAAGCGGCAATGTAATTACAAGTTCAACAAGCACAACATCTAATCAAATAACAAGTAGTGCATCATCTACATCAAGCTCTACAGGCGGAGGTTATAGTTACTAATGGCTAAGAAAACTCAACAAGATTCGGCTTTGCCAATTCCAGGCGGAAATAATAAAATTAGTTCTGCAGATTTTTTACCTAGATTTTTTAGGAGTACGGCAAACCAAAAGTTTTTACAAGCTACAATGGATCAAATGATCCAACCGGGTGTTGCTGAAAAATTAAATGGATATTATGGTAGAAGGACAGCAAAAGCACATCAGTCAACTGACAATTATGTTGCTGATGTTAATAAAACAAGAGAAGATTATCAACTAGAACCTAGCGTAGTAGTTAAAGATCTGTATGATAATGTTACTTTTTATAAAGACTATAATGACTATCTTGGACAACTAAATGTTTTTGGTGCAAATATAGAAAACCATAGTAGATTAAATAATCAAGAAACTTATAGTTGGAACCCAAGTATAGATTGGGATAAGTTTGTAAACTTCCGTGAGTATTATTGGTTACCGCACGGTCCTATTAGCATTCCTGTTAGAGGACAAAGTAGAGAAGTTGTTAGTACGTATTCTGTAACTATTGAAGATCAAGGAGATAATAAAGCATATGTCTTTAATGACGGATTGACTAGAAATCCATCGTTAAAACTTTATAGAGGACAAACTTATCGTTTTGATATTGACACTCCAGGACATCCAATAGCATTTGCAATTACTAGAAGTTTTACTCCAGGTAGTGCAATATTAACAGCAGGAACAGAAGGAATAAGAGCTGACGGACTATTTGGAGCAGATCTATATGGCAATGAATATGATCAAGGAGACTTTATTGTTCTTCCTTCCGGCGGCAGTGTTACTTTTGAAGATGATGAAAACGTTTCAACACTTTATCCTGACGGAATACGCAAATTAGGTGAAGAAGGTGAAGAAGTTGCAGTTGCATATGTTGAAAAAGGTACAATTGAATTTACAATTCCATTTAACGCACCTAATAGATTATACTATGTTAGCAAGAATTCAATTGACACTAGCGGATTAATTAAAATTTATGACATTGAAGAAAATGCTTTCTTAAATGTTACTGACGAAATCTTAGGAAAGAAAACATATCTAAGTGCAAACGGAGTTGAATTGTCCAACGGTATGAAGATTAAGTTCCAAGGCGATGTTGAACCTGCTTATTATGCTCAAAATAATTGGTATGTTGAAGGTGTAGGAGAAAATATTAAATTAATCAAAGATCAAGATTTAATTATTCCTGCTGCATATACAGAAGCACGTTATGTTCCATTTGATAGTGAAGAATTTGATACATTACCTTTTTCTGATGCTACTGCTTCAGCAACTGAACCAGATTATATTATTATTAATAGAGCAAGTAAAGATAGAAACGCATGGAGTCGTTATAATAAATGGTTCCATAAAGATGTTTTAAAAGATAGTTTTAAATTTAATAATTTACCTGAAAATATTGACGAAAGCAAAAGAGCTAAACGTCCGATTATTGAATTTGAAGCAGGACTAAAATTAAACAACTTTGGTAGTTTTGCTAAAAAAGATGTTGATTTAATTGATACTTTTACAAAAGATGTTTTTAGTACAATTGAAGGAGCATTAGGGTATAATATCGACGGTATTGATTTAGCAGAAGGCATGCGCATTCTTTTTGTAGCAGATACTGATATTTTAGTATCTGGAAAAATTTATCAAGTTAAATTTATTGAAATTGGTAATAATAAACAAATTGCATTAATTGAAACTGATGATACTGAACCGCAAGATTTAGAAACTATACTAGTAACTAGTGGTGTAAAAAATGCAGGAAAAAGTTATCACTATCACGGCGGAAGCTGGCTAGAAGCACAAGAAAAAACTCAAAGAAACCAGTCTCCGTTATTTGAAGTTTGTGATGTAAACGATAATAGTTTTGCTGACGAAACTTATTATGAATCTACTACCTTTAAAGGAACTAAATTATTTTCATATAAGTTAGGTGAAGGTACTAATGATTTAGAGCTAGGATTTCCTTTAAATTACAGAACTATTGAAAATTCGAGTGATATACTTTTTAACTTTGATTTATTAAACGATACATTTGAATATCAAGAAGGAACAGAAATTATATCTCAAGATATTAGTTCTGGCTACCTAAAAAAATACAAAACACTTTCGGACTTTACTTATGTAAATGCTTTCAGTAACATTCCTACAGAAAGTAAACAATATGTTGTTAGACAATACGATGTAACAGACATAAAAAATAATAATTTTGCAATAGATGTTTATAATAATTCTGGAGATTTAAATGATTTATATGTTGTAGTTTATGTTAATAATAAAATACAAATTAAATTAACAGATTATGAACTTGACAGAATAAACAAAATTGCATATGTTAGATTTTATGATAATTTAAATTCTGGAGATATTGTTAAAATAAAAACAAGATCTAAAACATCTAAAAATAGTAATGGACATTATGAGTTCCCACATAACCTAGAACGCAATCCACTAAACGAGGATGTAAGTGAGTTTACCTTAGGTGAAGTAGTTGATCATGTTGACACTATGCTTGAAGAATTACCAAACTTTAAAGGTGTGTTTTTAGGCTCAAGTAATTTGCGTGATTTAGGAAACTTAGATAGATTTGGTAAGCGTTTTGTAAAACACAGCGGACCGATAAATTTATCTTTATATCATATAACAAATAAAGAAACTAATATTATAAAAGCCTTAAAATATTCTAAAAATGAATATTCAAGATTTAAAAAAGTATTTTTAGAAAGTGCTCTAAGTTTAGGGTATGACGGAACTACTAAAGTACATGTTGATAAATTATTAGAAGAAATTAATAAAGATAAAGTAAAAACTCAGCCGTTTTACTTTAGTGATATGCTATCATATAGCAACACTAATATTATAGAATATACAGTTTTAGATCCTAGAACAAAAGAATATCCTTTAAGTTCTCCTTTTAATCTATCTAGTTTGTCTGTAAAAAGTGTTTTAGTATACTTGAACGGAGAACAATTAATACATGGCAGAGATTATAATTTTGACTCTACAGGTTATGTAAGTATTGATGCAGGACAAGTCGAAGATGACAAGATAGAAATTTATGAGTATGATAATACTGACGGATCATTTGTTCCTCCAACACCTACAAAGTTAGGACTTTATCCTAAATATGAACCAGAACTATACATTGATGATACAGTTATAGTAGATGAACCTTCAGAAACTGGTCCATTTAAAATTTACGGACAAGCTGAATCAGGCAGCAACAAAGGAACTAGAGGCTGGTTTTATCCTATATATACAACTAGAAAAGCTGCTAAAGATGCAGATGCAAATGATACTGCTAACACAATTACATTTGTTGGTTTAAACAAAATTTTCTATATGCCTGCAACCGGTTCTTTTTACGGACATTATGATAATGTTGAAATTAACGAGTATCCTTTAGGCGTTGCTTTTGTTAAAGGACATGACGGTAGCTTTATTAAAGCATACAAAGATTACAGAGACGAACTATTACTGGAATTAGAAAAAAGAATATTCAATAACATTAAAGCTGATTATTCGACAGATAGATTAGACATTCATAATTTTATTCCAGGAGATCATAGAGAAACTGAATTTAGTAGAAATGAAATTAATAGAACATTACTTGGAGATTTCCAACAATGGCTGACTACTAGTTTAACTAATACAAGTTATACAAACAATACATTCTACGATAGAAATAATGCTTGGACATTTAATTACTCCGATACTAAAACACCAAACGGAAATAAAAATCCAGGATTTTGGAGATCATTGTTTGTTTATGCGTTTGATACAGATCGTCCGCACACATGCCCGTGGGAAATGTTAGGCATCACAATAAAACCAAGTTGGTGGGATGAAGTATATGGTCCTGCGCCGTATACTGGTGATAACTTGGTGTTGTGGAAAGATTTAGAAGCCGGTAAGATTGCAGAACCCGGCAACGTTAGAATAAATTTAGATTATGCTCGTCCTGGGCTAACTAATCATATTCCTGTTGGTAGTGATGGAAAATTAGTAACTCCTACTAGAATAGGATATGCTAACGGATTTAACATCCAGCAGACGTCTAGAAACTTTAGTTTTGGAGATTATTCTCCTACAGAAAATGCATGGAGAAGAAGTTCAGAATATCCGTTTGCACTATTAACATCTTATCTATTAAACAAGCCTGCAAAAGTAATGGGCTTAGGTTTTGATATATCTAGAATTAATAAAAACAAAGCTAATCAATGGGTTTATAAAGAAACAAATAAACCTATCGAAACAAAAAATTTATTATTACCAAATACTTACAACTCAGATTCAAGAGTGTTAACTTCTGGTTTAGTAAATTATGTTTACAATCTAGTAGCAAGTAATATTTTAACACTTTATTCAAGTTATGAAACTAATCTTAAAAATATATCAAATCAAATTGGTATAAAAATTGGAGGCTTTACTAGTAAACCAAAATTCAATCTTATACTTGATAGCAGATCACCTACACAAAATCTTACACAAGATGGAATTTTTGTACCACAAGAAAATTACCAAATTTTCTTAAACACAAGTAGTCCTTCGCAACTAGCAATATACAGTGGATTAATTGTAGAAAAAGCCGAAGTTGGTTATGTACTTAGAGGTTACAATTTAGAAAAACCTTATTTTGAATATTATGAAGCTAGAGAAGGTTCATCTTCTTCTACTGTAACGGTAGGAGGAATAAACGAAGCAGTTGTTCCTTGGGATTCTAATACACTTTATACAGCAGGCGAAATTATAATACACAATAATTCGTATTATAGAGTTACAAAATCTTTCGAAACTGGAGTAAGTTTTACTTTAGAAAATCTTTCTAAGTTACCAACCTTGCCAATTGAAGGCGGCAGAGTTGCACAGTTTAAAAAGAATTTTGATAAAACATCTGTAAAAACTTTAGAATATGGTACTAGATTAAAAACAGTACAAGAAGTTGTAGATTTTATTTTAGGGTATAACGAAAGACTAACAGATATTGGATTTATATTTGACGATGTGAGTGAAGGCTTTGGAGAAGTAAACAATTGGAATCAAAGCGCAAAAGAATTTATGTTCTGGACAACCCAAGGTTGGGCTTCTGGAGGTATTATTACACTAAGTCCTGCTGCAAATATATTAGAATTCCAAAAAGATTTTTATGTTGTTGACGATATTAAAGATCCGTTTTATGGATATTCAATATTGAAAGCAGACGGTTTATTTTTAGATTCAGAATTTAATAGTTTACTTAGAAACGAAAACAGTTTTGGTGTTGAAGTTACAAATACCGACGAGGGTTTATTCCATGCATCATTACCTTTGATTCAAAAAGAACATGTTGTGTTATTAGATAATACTACAGTGTTTAACGATATCATATATAGACCATCAACTGGTTATAGACAAGAAAGAATTAAAGTTAGTGGCTATAGATCAGATAACTGGAATGGCGGATTAAACATTCCGGGATTCTTGTATGACGACGGAACATTTACTGACTGGACACAATGGAAAGATTATACAATTGGCGACATAGTAAAATACAAACAATATTATTATGTTGCATCAAAAAATATTTCGGGATCACAAAATTTTAATTCTAATGATTGGTACTTGCTTTCAGAGAAACCAGAATCTCAGTTGTTAACAAACTTTGATTACAGAACTACTCAGTTTACAGACTTTTATGATTTAGATAGCGATAGTTTTGATATTGAACAACAAAGAATGGCTCAGCATCTAATTGGTTACCAAAAGCGTCAGTATCTTGCAAACATTATTAACGACGATGTAAGTCAGTTTAAGTTTTATCGCGGAGCTATAGCAGAAAAAGGAACTATGAATGTCTTTACTAAATTGTTTGATGCTCTAGGTAAGACTACAGATAATTTAGAATTTTATGAAGAGTGGGCATTACAAGTTGGAAGATATGGTTCTGTTGATGATATTAAACAAGTAGAATACATTATTCAAGAAGAAAAAGTTCAAGAATCGCCTCAAGCATTTGAATTGCTGAATACATTACCTGCTACTAACTATGACAAGATATATAGAATTTTACCAAACGAAGTTTATGACAAACCGGAAGATTACGATCATGCACCTCTTCCTGTAAAAAATATTGAATCTGAATATATTAAAACAGGCGGATATGTTAAAGAAAGTGATGTTGCAACAACTATAGGTAATATTTCAAATTTAATTTTAGTTAATGTAAATGGACTAAATTTAGGAGATAATATTTGGATTACTAACACAGAGTCTAATGACTGGACAGTAATGCAAGTAGTTCGTTCAGGAGCATATGCATCTGAATTTACAGTTTCTTTGATTGAAGATGCAGATCCAGGTTACGGAATTGGAGAACTTACACTAGATAGATGGTCTGCTTCTATTGTTACTGAAGGAGACTATATTGGATTACAACATGCAGAAGAATATTTACTTAATGGATTTTACAAAGTTATTTCTGCAGAACTTAATAAAATAAAAATTGAAGTTCCGTTTGCTGGTAATGAACTAACTGATGATGTTTTAGATTTTGAAGAAGAAAACTTTTCAGTTGTTAAGTTAAGGACTGTTAGAACAGATTCTCTTAACGGAGTTAATTCTTTAACAAACCAAGAATTTTACCAAGATCAAAAAATATGGATAGATGACTATAATAGCACTTGGGCAGTATTAGAAAATAATTCTGTTTACAATAATGAGCAAACAATAGTCAATCCTAGCGAGTACGATAGTACCACTCATGGATTTACAGATAGTCTTGCTGTAACTAAAGATAACAACAATGTATTTGTAGCTTCTCCAAATGATGTAAACGGAAAAGTCTATTTCTACCGTAGAAGTAGAGAAGCATCTAATTTAAACTTGTCTCAAGAAATTGAACTTGACAATGATGATTATTTTGCATTAGATAATTTAGACTTTAGTAGAAGTATAGATGTTTCTCCAGATGGTGAATACTTAGTAGTAGGTGTTCCTAATGCAAGTAATATTAAAACTAAATTGGCTTATAAAACAGATTCAAATACAAATGAACAAACTTTTGACTTTCAATCTGATAAGACTTATGTAAAAGGTGATATTGTTCGTTATAGAGAAACACTATGGAAAGCTAATAGAGAAATATTACCACAAATAGGCAATCAACCGTTTACTACATTTGATACATATATTAATATTGCATCACAGCAAGATGCTGATAGTACCAGTTTAAATTTATTAGTTGCAGGCGATCCTGGATTACCTAACAATACTGTTGATCACATTCTAGTAAGAGCTCCTAAAGATATGTACCTTGGTACAGCAGTGGGCGATTTAGTAAACTTATATTGGAATACAGTAAGTTATGCATTCAATACTTCAGACATTCAATATCCGTTTGATAATGAAATTGCTGAAATAACTGTTAATTGGTTAAATCAAGAACATACTATTGCTAAAAAAGTAGATCATGTATTTTTCCTTGAGACATTTGTTACATTGCCTAACGTAGGCGATACATTTACTACAGACACCGGCGCAGCGGAAATTGTATATGTTGGAACAAGGCGTGATAGTGCAGTAATTTATGTTTCAAACACAAATGGTGTATTTGATATTTCTGGTACTGCTTACAATGCCGAAGGCGATTTAATTGGTGATTATACAGAAGAATCAACGTACTCTATAACAGATGCTGTTGCAGGTTACTGGTATATTGAAACTGGATTTACATATTCAAACAATGGAAGATATTATGATTCAGGTAAAGGTCTAGTTTATGCAGATGTTAGACCTGCTGACTCGCAACGTCCAGTAAACTATTATTACAATATTCAAAATACAATTGCAGCCGTTGGCCCATACATTACTAATAAAAACCAAGCGAGCTTCTTGTCAAGTCTTTCGTATACTGGTGACCCGGCTGGCGCAGACGGAACTAGCGGAGTTAGTTCTCCGCAACTTGATAATAGATGGATTGCTCGAGTAGGAAAAGAATTTAGTAACATAGTACAAGTTGGAGAAGAATACGAATTTAGATTGTATGATTTAGATAATAGAAATATTGATTTAAGTAATACTGCTTTCACATACGAATTTTTAAACAAAAAACATACAATAACTGATATTTGGGATGGATACATAGATTTTGAACTTACAGAATTTGACTTCCAAGGCTTCCCATATGAACCACAAATTGGTGATATTTTAGAAGATGTACAAATTCCAAGAGACGGACAAGGCGGACTAGCACTAACTTCAACTACAACAAGTAGTGCCGAAGTTGTGTTTATGAGAAGAAACTTTAATAGTATTAGAGTTTATGTAAAAGTGTTGTCAGGAAATTGGAATGAATTATCAAATATTGGAAGATACGAAATCCGTAGAAAAGCAGGAACTAACAACACAGTTAATCCAAACATTAGAGGTGTTAACGATGTTGACAGAGTAATTGGTACAGTTGAAGATATTAATAATGATATTGTACTAGGTACAAATTTAGTAGGTAAATTATTAGTATTTGCAAATGATAGCAATTTAAATATTGTTACGCAACCAGAAGTTGTTGACGAAGAATATTGGTTCTTCAACGAAAATACTGAATCTGGAATACAACGTCTAGCTAATCCTCCTTACAGTCTAAACAAAGATTATACTCAAGTTTACAATATTCCTGCAGACAAATACGGAGTTGCAAAAACTGGACTAGAAAACGAAGGCGCAGTTGCTATTTTTAGAAGAGTTGCAGGCGAATATCGTTTACAAAATATATTTGTATCAGAATATAGACATGCTGGTAGACAGTTTGGTAATTTAGTAAAAATTACTCAAAATAATAATTATTATACATTAATGATTGGCTCTAAGGGCGTTGACACAACAGAAGAATTATTAGACGATTCAATAGGCAGACGCACATATCCAGGAACTATTGAAATAGTTAGACACGGTACAAAACCGTCAGATAATTTCAAAGGAGAGTACCAGTTAACAGCATATGACATAGGCGATATTGTAATTTATAAAGATAATTACTACCGTGCAAACAAAGCAATTCTTGAAACACAAAATGTAATACAAGATTCTATATATTGGACTAACATTAGTTGGCGTTACGGCCAAGATACAAATTATCGAGGAGATTTTGATAATTCTTATACTTATAAATCTGGTAATATAGTTGTTTACGATAACAAACTTTGGTCTGCTAATACTAATATTGATGTTAATGCACCTGTACCTTCAAATTCAAATGCATCATGGAGTGAAATAAGCACTAAGATTGATTACTTAGGTTACTTGCCGAATCTTACATCAACACATTTTTATAATGAAGAAGTATTTGATCCTATACAAAATATTGAACAATTTAGTGAGGCGTTCGATATTAGTGACGATGGTAATGTTTTAATTGTTACTAGTAAGCAAATGGAAACAGACAGTACTATACACAAATCTATTGTAGTTTACAGGGAAGTAGATGACAAGTATATGGTAGATCAAGTTATACCTTCTCCTAATAATACTGAAGGATTTGCAGATGTTGTTAGTCTAAGTCCAGATGGCAGAAAAATTGCTATAGGCGCACCGTATAATGACGACAAAAAGATTAATCAAGGTATTGTTTATATCTATAGTCAAGTTAACGGAAAATTTGTACAAACACAAACATTAACGCCGCCAAATAATGAAGAAAGCGAAGGGTTTGGTTACAGTTTAAACTTTGGTGAAGACAATCTTGTTATATCAAGTTTAAATGGCGATCAAAAAATTCCAACACGTTTCGACACATATACAGATAGAGTAGATGAAAACTCTTATACATTAGATACTACATCTAAAGAAAGAACTGCTACAACATTTGATGCTGAGTTTACTACATTTAATAATATTATACTTGATAAAGGTGTTGTTTATGTTTACGAAAATTTAGAAGATACACTAATATATTCTGAACAGTTTAGATATTCGTTGTCACAACGTATGTTTGGCGAAAATGTATATTCAAATAACAATCATGTTTATGTAGGAATGCCGCAACAATACAGTGGCGACTACAAAGGCATTATGTTAGACTTTAGAAAAGGTAATGGTGTATTTGCTTGGGAAGCAATAAGTCAAAATGTTATTCCTGTAGATGTTTCTAAAATTAGAGGAGCATTTCTTTACAATAAAAGAAAGAATGAAATTATCACTTATGTTGATTATGTAGACCCTGTACAAGGAAAAATCCCAGGAGTAGCTGATCAAGAAATAGCATTTAAAGCACCATACGATCCTGCGCTTTATAACACAGGAGAGCTTACAGATAATAATGTTGATCCTGACAGAGTGTGGACAGACGAATATGTTGGTAAAGTTTGGTGGGATATTTCTACAGCTAAATTTGCTAATGCACACCAAGGTTCAACTACATTCCAAAAAAATAACTGGAATAAATTATTACCTAACGCAACTATTAACATATATGAATGGGTTGAAAGTGACTACCTACCAAGTTCTTGGGATACTCTTGCAGATACTCCAGAAGGTGCATCACAAGATATAAGTGGTACATCTTTGTATGGAGATGAAAAATTCTCTACAAGAATTATATATGATGATGTTTCTAAAACTTTTAAAAACAAGTACTACTACTGGGTAGAATCAAAACGAACAGTTCCAGTAATGGAAGACAGATTCTTATCAATATTTGATATTGCAGCACTTATTGCAAATCCTAGAACACAAGGTTATAAGTTTTTATCATTACTAACAAATAACAAATTTGTTTTAAACAACTGCGACGATGTTATTGAAGGTGATGATGTTGTTCTTAACATTAAATATTCAACTGGTCCAAAAGAAAATCAAAATCTACATAGTCAATATAAATTGCTTTCAGAAAACGACAAGTCGTCTAAACCTGATGCTGATATTGAGCGCAAATGGTTTGATAGTTTAATTGGCTTTGATGAAAATTCTAGATTAGTTCCAGATCCTGATATAACAGTAAAAAATCGTTATGGTGTACAAAGTCGTCCTAGACAAAGTATGTTTGTTAATAGAATCGAAGCTCTTAAACAAACAATTGAAAGAGTTAATTTTGTATTAGGCAATAGTCTAATTACTGATGAGTATGACATATCTGATTTAACAGCAAAAGACGAAGCGCCAACGCTAATTAGTAAAAAATACGATATATCAGTTGACTCTATTAGCGAATTACAATATATTAGTACAAGTAAAATTACACAAGCAATTTTAGAGCCTGTGATAGTAAATGGAAGAATTACAAGAATTAATATTATTAATTCTGGAAGAGGTTACAAAGTAGCACCTTCATTTAAAATAAACGGCAAAGGGTTTGATGCAGATTTTGATATTACTCTTAATAATTTAGGACAAATAACAAATGTTAAAATAACTAATGACGGTTATGGATATGATAATAACACTACTATAACAGTTAGACCATTTACTGCACTTGTAACAGCAGATAGTGAAGTTCAGGATAAATGGGCACTACATAGCTGGAATATAGAAAGCCAATCATGGAATAGAATATCAGTTCAAGGATATAACGTAGAACTTTATTGGGATTATAAAGATTGGTACGCTACTGGTTATAATCAGTTTACAAACATTAAACATAACATTGATGGTTCTTATCAGTTACCTACGCTATCTGATAGCATTGGCGATGTTATTAAAATTAATAATATTGGCTCAGGCGGCTGGTTATTACTTGAAAAAATAGATACTCAAGATACAGAAGATTATACTGTTAATTATAAAACTATTGGTAGACAAAATGGTACCATAGAATTTAATGAGTCATTGTATAATTTTAGTAAAAATACTATAGGTTATAGTAATAGAAGTTTTGACAATTATTTTTATGATAGCAATCCTGCATTTGAACTAAGAATAATTCTTAACACTATACGTGATAAATTATTTGTTGGTGATTTAGAAGTAGAATATAATAAACTTTTTGCTTCTACACTACGTTATGTATTGGCTGAACAGCCAGCAGCAGATTGGGTATTTAAAACTAGTTTTGTAAAAGCAAAACACAATCGAGGCGATCTAGGACAAAAAGATCTTACATTCAATAATGATAATTTACAAAGCTATCAAGATTTTGTAGAAGAATTTAAACCTTATAAAACTAAATTAAGAGAATTTGTAAGTCAATATACTGTAACTGAAGAAACCAACAGTGTAGTAACTGATTTTGATTTACCGCCTAAGTATAATAGTTTGACTGGAAAAATAGAACCGAGTAAAGCTATTATTGTTGATGGCAGTTTGCAAGATGTAAACTTTGATTTAGAAACTCCACCAAGAAACAACTGGAAGAATAATTTAGGTTATCAAATAACCAAAGTTGATATAGGTGATACAGGAAGCGGATATACTTATGAACCTATAATTAAATTTGTAGGCGGCAATGGTACAGGCGCAACAGCTAAGGCATACTTAGGTTACGGAAAAATTACAAAGATTGAAATCACCAATCCTGGAACAGGCTATACAAGCGCACCAACAGTAGTAATTGAAGGTTCACAACTAGATACCGGAACTCCTGCTAAAGCAACTGCGGTATTAGGCAACGGATCTGTAAGATCTACAAGAGTTAAAGTTAAGTTTGACCGTGTTTCTAAAACATTTACTATAGAGTCGTTAGCAGAAACCGAGACTTTTGTAGGAACAAATTCTGAAACACGTTTCTTCTTAGAATGGCCAATGGACCTTGATAAAAAGAAAGTTAAAATTTATGTTGATGATGTATTACAATTAAGAAGCAAATATTCATACGAAAATATTATTGACAATAGTAAGACATATACTAGACATCAAGGAAAAATTATATTTACTACACCTCCTGCACTTGGAGCAAGTATTCGTGTAGAATATTATAAACCATTAAGTATGCTAACTGCACAAGACAGAATTAATTTAGCATATGCACCAACAGCAGGAATGTATGGTAAAGATTTAGCGCAGCTAATGACAGGTATTGACTATGGTGGAGTTGAAGTAACAAGTTTTGACTTTACAAGTTCTGCAGGATGGGATAGTCAACCTTGGTATACTGATAATTGGGATTCTTTTGTTAATACATTTGAAGATGAAATTTTTACAGCAGATGGTTCAACAGTTTCGGTTCAACTTTCTGCACCATTAGAAGACGGAGTTGTTTACAACTTATATAAAAATGGTGTAAGAATTGATGATCCTGACTACGATGCAGGCACACCGACAAATGTACACGCTATTACAAATAGCATTACAGGCGACGGAGTAACTGATACAATTGATCTAGCATCAAGAGATATTTTGATGTTAGACGGAGACGTACTTGCTATTCGAAAAATTACTAGTGATGGCAGTGTTAAAATTGACCCTGATAGTTATGATACGCAATTAGAAGGCGGCGACTTACAATATTCAACAGCAACAGGACTTAATGCTGAGGATATAATTGTTGACGGCGATGGATTTGTTACGCCAACAACTAGTGGTGGTCCTGAAGAATTAGTACCTGGACAAATTCTTGATACACTTGATATTAAAGTTTATACAAGAGACAGCGACGGACAAGGCGTAATATATTCTCAAAGTTATCGTGCAGTTCCAGGAACACTTAACTATAATCTAGGAGTTATTCCTAACAATATATCAGCAGTAATTGTAAAAGTTGACAATGTAATACTTGCAGATTCTGAGTTTACAATTAACTGGAGTTCAAATATTATAACTATTCCGTCTTTAATTGGAGGTGAGGAACTTAACATAGTTGCAGTTGCACAAGGTGTTCAAAGTATACTTGATTATGGTAAATTTACTGGAGACGGAGAACAAACAGACTTTGAAACTAATGTTGAATTTGTAGAAGGAATGTCTGGCTATGCTAATATTAATGGAGTACAGCAAGACGTAACAGTTTATAACACTAATGATTCAACAAGAGCGTTTATACGTTTTGACACACCACCAAATCTTAATAGTGTAATTAATTTTACGCTATTTGGAAACAGCGATGTTGTAAATTATAGTCAAATGTCGTCAAGTATGTTTGTAGGTGATGGTGTTAGTATAGAGTATGATATTCAGTCAACACCTCTTTATGCTGCTCCAACTCAACATAACATACTTGTAAAAGTTGGAAACAGAATTTTAAACGCTGGTTATAATACAAAGTTTGAAATTCCAGAAAACAATCAAAGAGAATATGCTTTAGAAATTTTCCAACAACCACAAGGAAGTTTAGATGTTTCTGATGTTAGTGTTTATTTAAATGGAAAATTAATTGAAACTCCGGTACAATGGAGATTTGATATTGCAAACAGTAGTATTGTACTTCCAGATGATATTGGTACCCCTGGAGATTTATTAGATATCTATGTTATAACAGATGGTGAATATCGTGTTATTGGATCAACAGTAATATTAGATACACCGCCAGCTGATCAAGAAACTGTTGAAATTATTCAAATGACAAATCATGACATTCTAAAATTAGAAAGAATAAATTATGATGTTGTTGAAAGAACTACTACATATGCAGGCGAAGTAGAGTATGTAACATACAACAGATTAACACTAGGTGAAATAAAACTACGTAAACCTGCTGTAGATGCACAGTATGTTTGGGTATCTTTAAATGGAGAATTGTTAACTCCGAGTGTAGATTATTATATAACAGATGATAAACAAAAAGTTAGATTAACAGTTACACCACAAGCAAACGATGTAATAGATATATTACATTTTGCTGCTAATGTAAGTGTTCCTAAATTTGCGTTTAGACAGTTTAAAGATATGCTTAACAGAACACACTTTAAACGACTTGATAGTGCAGCAACTACACTTGCACAAGATTTAAATTATTATGATTTACGTATAGAAGTTGTTGACGGATCTACGCTATCAACCCCTAACAAAGATTTAAATTTACCGGGTGTAATTTTTATAAATGGCGAACGTATAGAGTACTTTGTAAAAGAAGATAATACATTACGTCAATTACGTAGAGGTACACTAGGAACAGGAGTTAAAGAAGTACACTCAGCGGGAACAAATGTATTTGATCAAAACATAAGTAAAACCGTTCCATACAGAGATACAACTTTAGCTTATAACACAATAGCTGACGGAAATACAAACAATTTTGAAATAGATTACGATGTTAATTCTATAAATGAAATTGAAGTATTTGTTGGCGGCACAAGACAGCGTAAAACTACAATTGAAGTTTTTGATCCAACGCTTGCGTTAGATAGTCCAGAAGGCGATGTAACAATTAGTGCAGATTTTAGTTTTGATGCAGATACAAATAGTATTACTTTATTAAACACTCCTGCAGAAAATTCTAGAATTACAGTTGTTAAAAAAGTAGGTCGAGCGTGGACAACACAAGGAACTACACTAGGAAATACAGAAAATTCAATTGCAAGATTCTTACGTGCAGGAACATCTGAGCTACCAGAATAAATACAGTATAGGAAAAATAGATGAGTGACATTATGCAAGATACAAACGGAGTACTAGTTCAAGGACATATAAAAATATATGACCCTGAATCTCAAAAAGTCTACGTTGACAAACGCAACGCAATTCATTATGAAAATATGAGTATTGCGCTTGCAGAAAGTTTGGCAAACGAAGGACAAGGATTCATTTACCAGATGAGTTTTGGTAACGGCGGTACAAACGTCGATCCAACTGGTATTATTACATACCTAACACCAAATTCAACTGGCACAAACGCAAGTTTGTACAATCAAACTTACACTAAAGTTGTAGACGACAGAAGCGTAAACAATACAGACCCTGCACGTAATAAGTTAGAAACAAGACACGTTGCAGGTACAAATTATACTGATATTGTTGTAAGTTGTTTGCTTGATTATGGCGAGCCAAACGGTCAAGAGGCGTTTGATACTGCATCTGCAACTGATAGTCCATATGTATTTGACGAGTTAGGGTTACGTAGTTATTCACAGGACGGAGAAGGTAAATTAATCACTCATGTAATTTTCCACCCTGTGCAAAAATCGTTAAACCGCTTAATACAAATTGACTATACTGTAAGAGTTCAGAGTTTAGCAGGGTAAGGGGTATATAAATGGCATACACAATAAACTATACCGATACTGTAAACAAAGGTACAATTACCGTTGAAGACAATACTCTCAACCAAGAAACTAGTTTAAGTATTCCTGGTAGATTTACTACTGGTTACGGACAAGCAATTGCAGAAGACCTGTTACATCTATTAGAAAACTTTGCAAATAATACAGCACCTGCTCGTCCAGTAGAAGGACAATTATGGTACGATACTTCAGCAGGAATTGATCAATTAAAGGTATATGATGGTACTAATTGGGTTGCTAGTGGCGGACTTAAAAAAGCAACTTCGCAACCTGCTGTAGCAAATTCAACAGCCGGTGATCTTTGGGTAAACACAGAAAGTCAACAGCTTTATTTGTTTACTGGCGCAGGCTGGGTGCTAGTTGGCCCAAGTTTCAGCGACGGCCTTTTAACTGGAGCACAAGCAGAATCAATAGTAGGAACAGATGATGTTACGTATAGTGTTCTTACTATTAAAGTTGAAGACAAACCTGCAATTATTATTAGTAGCCAATCATTTATACCTAAAACATCTATCAAAGGATTTAGACAAGGTATTAGTGCAGGAATGAACATTGCTAATGAGGCAATAGTTGGCACACAAACATTAAAGTATTATGGTATTGCTGAAAAAGCTGAAGCATTAGTTGTAGGCGGTGAAGTTGTATCTGCAAGTAATTTTTTACAAGGCAATGCAGCAAGTACAACCAACTACCAACTTAGTGTAAAATCAAATGACGGAATTAGCATTGGTACTGGCGGACAATTAACTATTGGTATTGACGGTGAAACAGGTGTAATACAACACAATACAAATGGTTCTAGTATTGATGTAAGAATGCGTAATGGTAACTTGTCTCCTACAATAGTAACTATTAATAGTGAAGGTTCAGTAGGTATTAACAATGGTGCTCCAGAAGAAGCATTAGATGTTAAAGGTAATATTAAAGTTGCACCAAAAACTGGAGAACCCGGAACAGGAGTAATTCAAGTTGCTAGTACTGAACAATCTACATCGATAGGAACAGGAAGTATTACAACAACAGGGGGCTTAGGTGTTTCACTAAACGCTTACATCGGAGGCGATGTAGATATTGGCGGAATTTTATATACTGGAAATGTAGTTCCAGACGAAAATGCAGCTAGAAATATTGGTACAACTAACAACAAATATGATGAAGTTTATGCTACAACATTTTTTGGTAACCTACAAGGTAACGTAAGCGGTACAGTATCAGGGAGAGCAGGCTCAGCAGATAGACTTGCAAGCTCAACTACATTTAATATTACAGGTGATGTAGAAAATAATAGTTTTGAATTCGACGGACAAACTGGCGGAACAAGCAAAACTTTTAATGTGAGTATTTCCAATGGATTTATTAGTAGTAAAGATGTTACATATGATGCAGGTAATGCAGACGAAATCCTTTTAAATAGAACAACTGGAACAACAGGTGTTTACAGAATTACAAAACGTAACTTCTTAAAATCAATACCATTAGTTCCTGCAGGAGCAATTATGCCATATGGTGGCGAAGAAGCACCAGAAGGATGGTTATTGTGCGATGGTTCGGAAGTTCTTAAAACAGATTATAATGAGTTGTGGCTAGCAATCCAACATAATTTTAAAGATCCGACACTAGTTTCTGACAACGGAGTTAACAGATTTACACTACCTGACTTACGTGGTAGATTTGCAATGGGCTTAGATAACATGGGAGGCCCAACCGCAAATAGAGTAACTGATATTGCAGCAGATTCAATGGGCGGCACTGGAGGCTCTGAAGGTGTAAATATTGAATTAGACAATTTACCAGAACACGAACACGATTTAAAAGGCGATGTTACTAACGGTCAATTCTATGGTATTAGAGTTGCTGCTGGAGAAGCTTCAGACAGTAATGCTATTACGTTGCCTATTGAACCAGGCGGCGGCGGAACACAAGGATTGGCGACAAGTGGAGGTATTAAGACTGATACATCAATAGGCGAAGCATTAAATGTAATGAACCCATACTTAGCCGTTAATTACATAATTTATACAGGACAATAACATGAGCTACCAAATAAACAAGACAGATGGAACTTTACTAATAGATCTTATAGACGGGCAATTAGACACTAATAGCACCAATCTTACTCTTGTTGGTAGAAACTATAGCGGATATGGTGAATACTTTAACGAGAACTTTGTAAAACTTTTAGAAAATTTTGCAAATACTGCTGCTCCTAGCAATCCTATTATTGGTCAAATATGGTGGGATACATCAGAGCAACGTTTAAAAGTTTATGATGGAACGCAATGGAAAGCAAGTGGCGGACCTAGCGTAACAGATACAAGACCGCAGATGGTTGCTGGAGACTTATGGATTGATAATTTAGCAAATCAACTTTATGCTTTTGATGGTGTTGATTTAATACTTGTTGGTCCTCAATATACAGAAGCACAAGGAAAAAGTGGTTTTGAAGTTGGAAGTATATTAGATACACAAAGTCGTTCTCGAACAGTTGTTTATTTGTATATAGGCGGTACAATGTCTGCTGTTATTAGTAATATTGAATTTACACCGATATACAGTCAAAGAATTTTAAGTCTTGTTACAGATACTAATCCAGACGGTATTATCTATCAAGGCTATAACATAATCGATAAAAGCAATTTTAAATATAGAGGAACTGCTGATTCTGCAAACGCACTAGTAACTGCTTCAGGAGTTGTAAGAACTGCTGATAGTTTCCTCCCGTCAACTGCTAATGGTGTTACAACCGGAACATTAACTATACAAAACTCAGGTGGTTTAACTATTGGATTATCTCAAAACAATGTTCAAAGAGTTGTAGGACCACGTTTTTACATTGAAAATCAGCTAACAGACCATGATTTAAGTTTACGTGTTAAGTCGTCGGTTTTTGGTGCTGTTACAGTTGATGCTGTTTATGTAGATGCAAGTACAGCAAGAGTTGGTATCTTTACAACTGATAGATTACCAGAGTATACACTAGATGTAGAAGGTGACTTGAGAGTAACCGGAGATTTAATTGTTGAAGGTGACCGTGTAGCACTTGATGTACAAACACTTAGAGTAGAAGATAAACTCATAGAGATTGGTATACTTAATGATAGTACTGCTTTAACTGATGGATTAGCAGACGAATCAGGATTAAGAGTTAATAGTCTAAGTGGAAGTAAAGATTTGCTTTGGAGATTTGCAACAAATGCCTTCACATCTAACGTAAACATAGACTTATTGAATACAAATTTAACTTATAAAATTGGTGGCGTAGACAAACTAACAAACAACAGTTTAGTTAATGTTACAAGTGCTCCACAATTAACAAGTCTTGGTACACTATCAGCATTATCTGTTGATAATATAAGACTTGACGGAACTACTATTAAAGTAGGTGCAGCTATATCACTAGGCGATGCATCTGACAATCTGTTAGCAATGAATCTTATTGGTACTAATGGTATCAATATTACTGCATTAGGTGACATTAATATAACAGATAATCAAAAAATTACTGGTGCAGGCAAAGCAATTAGTGAAAAACAAGCAGCAATTTTATCAGTTAGCGAAGATTCAGATGATACAGTTGCAAACAAAGGCTATGTAGACGAAGAAATTGCAACAGAAACTATAGTATTTTCTATGGACATTACAGGTTTAGGTTCTGGTACAGCATTACAAAATGCTGTAGCAGGATATTTAGATGATTTGTATCCTTTAACAACAACACATAACAGAAAGGTAGCTAGAATACATGCAACATCATATTCAGGCGCAACTGTATCGGGTGTTGATATTGAATCAATAAAACAAATAAGTTATATTGCTGTTGATGCAGGAGGAACATTAAACGAAACTGTTACGCAAGATGTAGTATTTGATCCAGCTGGTGCATCTGGTAGTGTTGTACTATCGCCAGTAAGATCTGTAATGACATTTGAAAGTGACGGAACAAATTGGCAGTGGGTATCAACAACCGCATATCCATAAAAACGATAAATAATATAAATGCTTAGGGGTTACACGAATGGCTTATCAAATAGACAGATATAACAATACATTATTAACAACAGTCGAAGACGGAACTGTTGATCAAACCACTGACCTAAAATTTATAGGTAAAAACTATGCAGGTTACGGTGAGATCCAGAATGAAAACTTCCTGTTTTTGCTAGAAAATTTTGCTGGAGCAAATCAGCCAGCAAGACCAATCAGCGGACAGATTTGGTTTGATACTGGAAATAGCAAATTAAAATTTTATGACGGCGCACAATGGCGAACAACAGGCGGCGCAGAAATTTCAACAGGCGAGCCAAGCGGACTTGCAGTAGGAGATTTTTGGTGGGATAGTGCAAACGATCAGCTTTATGTATACAACGGAACTAGCTTCATACTAATTGGCCCGCAGAATGCAGGCGAAGGCGTAACCCAAATGCAAAGTATGGAAGTTTTAGATACTACTAGTACTCCAAGAGGCATTATTACAGCCATTATTGAAGATGAATATCTATTTATAACTAGCCCAAATGAATTTGACTTAAATGTAAGCGAAGTTAACTTAAGAGCTCAAGGATTTGATAGAATCAAAAAAGGTATTACCCTTAAAAATACAAAGGCAGCAACTAATGGTGTAACAAGTACTGATCACTATTTCTGGGGTACAGCGTCTAACGCAGCAAAATTAGGAGGTATTCCTGCTAGTGATTTTGTACAAATTTCACAAGGACAAAATACTGTCTTTACAGAATCAATTGAAATACCTGACTCTGGTGCCTTTGTTGGAGATAGTAATGATTTACACATAAAAATTGATACTAATGGATTTGATGGCGTAATTCAAAACGTTACAAATAATGGTGTAATTAAGTTTAAAACTACAGACAGCGGCGGCACATTAACCCACGTTGCAACAATAAACTCTACATCGCTTATTCCTGGAGCAGATGCAACATTTAATTTAGGTTCAGGTTCTGCAACATGGGCAAATGTATACGCTACATCATTTGTTGGTGAAGCTACTAAGGCAAATACACTTAGAGTAGGAACAAATTTCCGTAGTGCAAGTACAAGTGCAAATCCAGATACAGTTGCAGTTAGAGATGCGACAGGAACTATTGCAGCAAATTTATTTGACGGTACAGCAACAACAGCACGTTATGCTGACTTAGCAGAAAAATACAGCACAGGCGAAGAATTAGCACCAGGTACAGTAGTATGTGTGTGCAGACATGATGATCATGAAGTTGAAGCAGCTGGCAGAGGTTGTATAGCAATTGGTGTAGTGTCAACTCAGCCTGCTGTAATGATGAACAGTGATGCAGAAGGACAATACATTGGCTTAAAAGGACGCTTACCGGTTAGAGTAATTGGTCCAGTAAGCAAAGGTGATGCAGTATATGTAGACGAAAATGGTTGTGCAAGTACTGCAATTAATGGCGGATCAATGGTTGGAATTGCACTAGAAAGCAATCATGACGAGGGTGAAAAGTTAGTAGAATGTGTGCTAAAGGTATAAGGAATCGTCATGGCAGATATTACAGCAGCACGAATTAATAACTTACAATCTCGAGTAGAACTAATTTTAGGAACAGGCTCGGGACAAAACGGTTATGGACAAACACTGTCAAGTAATCAAGTATCTAGTGCGCCGGGTGATAATAATAATGTTATCACTGCCGAAGATTTAAACAACATCTATACTGATATTATTAAAGCAAGAGTTCACCAAGTTGGACCTGGCGATACTGGTATTGCTGAAGTAATACAAAATTTAAACGTAGTTGCAGAAGAAACTAGCTTTTTTGTAAATGATGATGGTGTATCAAGTACAGATCCAGACGGTGATAAAAAAGGTATTGCTGATTTTGAACGTTTAATGACTCAAGTAGAAGCTGATAAGAGGTTAATGGATAGCACACAAGCATCTTTAGAATATGGTATTGCTACTGCTAGAGCTTCAAATTGGAACGGTCTATTATATCATGAATTTACAGTTACTTTTTCGTCAGAAAATCACAGAAGATTCTTTTTTAACACAGGCGGAGAAATTAGATTTACAGCAAATGTAACTAACGCAGCAACGCCAAAAGGGTTAGATTGGACGCAGCTAACTTCGCAAGTTGGAATTATTAAATTTAAAGCAAACGAAACTTATCAAAAAATTGGTTCAAATGCAGATACGGTAACACAAGCAATTGGTAATTATGGTTTAACTAGTGCTTATCAAACAATCTACCAAAAAGTTGGCGCAGGAACATACAGTGGTATATATGCAGGCAACTTATACACTATTAAAGCTAGAAGTGATATAGCAAATAGAATTATTTTTAGAGTTGAATTTAACGATACTGTATTTGATAATAATATTGACAACAATGTAGACGGAAGACTTGAAAGTTTTGTTCAGCATTATAGAGCTGACTCAGACGTAGTTGTTCCTGCTCCTACTTATTTTAACGACCACGAGTTGGCATAATCCTATAGTAATTTATTAGAATTTTTTTCTAAATAAATACTATAATTAAAAAAGAGAGATGTAGATGCCAACTGTAATTCTAGCTAATAGATATAATACTCTTAGAGATCAAGTTAATTTGATTCTTGGTAGTTCAACATCTGTTACGCCTACATACGGTTATGGACAATCATTTACTACTCAAAGTGTTACTGGTACAGGATCAGTAACTGATCCTTTAGATGCTGATAAAATTTCAGCAGAAGATTACGAAAATCTTTATATTGATTTAATCCGTATTAGAGCACACCAATTAGGTGCTTCTAGTGTAACTATAAATCCCTTTGTTGTGGGCGACTACGATATAAATCTTGAAGATACTGATAAAGTTGAAGAAATTTATATGCAAGGTTTAGAGTCTCTTGCAACAGACATTGATACTGATAAATTTTTAGTTGATGCAACAACACAACTAAGTGTTTCTGCACTACTAGATTCTCAAAATGCAGTAATAACTAGTACAAGATATAATACAGTAAGTGGTAACTGGAATGGAACAATTAACCATATTTTCCAAGTTACTTTTGCAAGTGCAATTGCAAGACAAGAATTTTTTAATGCCGGCGGACAAATTAGATGTAGTGCAAATGTTGCATATACAGGATCTCAAGCTAAAACAGTTGACTGGCAAACTAGACTAAGTGCTATGGGTGCTATTTCGTTTAAAGCAAATGCAACTTCTAGTAGTACAGGCGCAGGAACAGGTTATAGTATAGGAAACTATCAACTTGGCTCTGCATATCAAAAAGTATACCGTCAAACAGGCGGCTCAGTTTATACTAGAAATGATTATGAATTATTTGCTAGAGAAGTTAATGCAACTACAATACAATTTAAAGCATCATTTACAGACGATGCACCAAATAATACAACATGGGGAATTGACGAAACTGTACTAGGAGACTTTAGTAGTATAGCAGAAGTTGCACTACCAAATGGACAAGTTAACATTAATGGAACTGATTATGACACTGTGGTTATTTCAACTCCGCCGGTTGGATCATTACTTACTCCTTTAGGTAATACAATTCCAGTTCCGCCAACTATTACAAGTTTTACAGCATTACCTAGCAGCATTTCAAGTGGAAGCAGTTCTACATTATCTTGGACTATATTAAATGGAACAAGTGCAAGTATCAACAGAGGCATCGGAACGGTTAATTCTTCTAGTGGAAGTACAGTTGTTGGTCCTACATCATCAACAACATACACTCTAACAGCTACAAACAGTGACGGAACAGACTCAGCAACAGCAACAGTTAGTGTTGTACAACCCCCTGTTATTAATTCGTTTGGCGGCGCAAGCTCTGCTACAATTGGAAGTAGTATAGGATTATCGTGGAATGTTAGTAATGCAACAACTTTGATACTTTCTGCAGATGACGGATCGCCATCAGTTACAGTTACAGGCGCAACAGGTACTGAAAATGTAACTATTTCAAACAACATTACATATACACTAACAGCATCAAACGCGGCAGGCACTGTAAGTGCAACTCACTACGTTGCAGCAACACAAGATCCTCCAACGCCTAGTATTAGTTTTAATGATAGTGGTGTTGACACAAGAAGTTCAACGTTACTTTCTTGGACTTCCGGCGGCGGCACAACAACTACAGTTACAGTAACTAACCATAACGGAACTACTATTTTTAGTAGTAACCTTACATCCGGCAACGAAACAATTACACCAACAGGAACAGGAACATACACAGCAAATATTACAACGTCTAACTCTTGGGGCAACGGATCGTATTCGACTACTTTTGAAGGAGTTCAAGCACCGTCAATATCATATGCTGCAAGTACAGTAGAAGTTAACAATAGTGTTACCTATTCGTGGAATGCTGGAGGATATACTAGTTCAATAGTTAGTATAATTGGTTCTAATGGCATTACGTACGGAGTACCAAATGGTACTGATTTAATAGGATCGGCTACGTCAACTCCGGCACTCACAGGCACATGGACTGTTAGAATTTCACCAAATGGATATCCTAATGGACTAACGTCAGTAAAAGGTGCAACATACGTAGAAGACACAATAGTAGTAACATCTCAGGCTTCTGTATTAACTGCCGCTAGTTGGGATCAAGCACAATATAATTCAGGTGACACAGCAACATTTAATTGGACACTTGATCCAAACGATACAAATGCATCAGTCGGATATTCTTTAGTAGGTAGTCCTATCAACAATACATCTGGTTCTAAAACAGGATCTAATAGTGTATCGATTACAGTCTCAGGCAGAGGCTCCATTGCAGGAGCAGCTAGTTATGACGGAGTTAATATAAACGATAGTGCTACTGTTATTGATATTCCCTCAATAGTATATTTTACAGCAGGATCAAGTTCTATCACATCAGGAGATAGTACAACACTAAGCTGGGTTGTACAATATGCTGATACTGTTACTATTGACCAAGGAATTGGATCAGTTAATGCTTCAAGTGGTGCTACAACAATATCTCCTACAACAAATACTACATATACGCTTACTGCAACTAACGGAGCAGGAAGTGTAACAACTTCACAAACTGTTAATGTTGGCTCAGCAGCACCATCACCGACTATGACTATTACAGCACCGTCATCGGCATATATAGGTGACCCATTTGATTTTAGTTGGTCGGCAACAAATGCAACATCTACAACTAGAGTAATAGTTGGTGTACTCGGAAATTCAATAACCTCTCCAGGAACAGCTACGTCAGGAACCCAAACAATTCCTGCGCAAAATTCTGTAGGTACGGTAGCAATATCCGGTACTGCTACTGGCGCAGGCGGAACTGTAGCAGCAAATACTGTTGAAACAACTATCGGATATAGACCAAACTCAGCTTCAATCACACCAAATCCTATTGGATTCACAGGTGCAGCAGGAACAGGGCAGTCTGATACATATACTATAGCAGTTTCGGGAACTCCAGGAGATACTGTAAATATAAGTTGGACTTACGATAGAGGCCCATTCACTGGAAACAATAACGTTATTTTAGACTCAAATGGAGAAGCTTCTGGATCTGGAGTACACACTGACTGGGGAACGTTTACATATGTATTTACGTTTGGAGTTGGATCTCCTAGTTCAATAACAGTTGTACAAACAATTAATCCACCTGCAGCAGACCCGCCGACTATTAGTTTATCACCAAGCAGCGGCGCAATTAATTCAGATAACTTTACACTTACATGGAATTCTTATGGTACTGGTACTGTTGCATCATTATATAAACCAAACGGCATCCTCCATGCACAATCTACAGACGCCACCGGTTCGGTTGTTGGACCGTTGAATGTTGTCGGTACATGGTCAGCATCTATATCTGACAGTGCAGGCAGTGATTCGGCTTCTACAACAGTTACATATGCTCCTAGTCTAACTATAAGTCCTAGCTCTGTAGAAGTTAACGAGCCATATACAGTATCATTAACAAACGCTGAACCAAACGGAACATACATCCTTACTGTATATGGCACATTGTATCCAGGTGGACAGCCATGGAGTACTTCAGGTACTAGCGTAACTTTTAATGCTGACTCGAGCGGAAACTATACCGTATCTAATCAAGTCCATACCGGTGAGATTGACTATTATATAACTTTATCAGGAACTAGTTCAATTGGCGGCTCTACAACATCAAACACACTACAAGTGAGATATCCTCCACCAAGCGGATCGATTCAAGTTTCGCCAAGTTCTGGTGTTGCGAATTCTACCACGTTTACAGTAGCATGGAGTTATTCAAATGCTAACAATGTTTATATTGAATATTTCAAAGACGGAGTATCTCAAGGTAGCTTCAGCCCAACGCTAAATCCGTCAAGTTTATCACAAACACTTAGTTCTGCAGGTACTTGGAGTTTTTCATTAATAGATGATAGCGGAACTTTAGCAACTGATAGTGTTCTAGTTACAGCAACACCACCGCCTACAGTCAGCGGACAGATATACTTTGATGCTAGTTCTTATCAAGAAGGTGATTCAGCAGTTGCAATTTGGTCAACATCAAATACAACTACTACAGTAACAGCATATATGTATCGTGATCTTAATACATTGGTTGTATCGGGTAATGGTACATCAGGTCAATTAGTATTTGATACAGCAGGTTACCCAGGCAGTTCACTTACAGCAGTACTAGCACACGGTACTGACACATTAGATACAGATAATGCAACAATTGATGCAGCAACAGGACCAACAATTGGTAGTATCGGCGGCTTGCCTGCTTCTGGTTATATTATAGTAACTAGCGGAAGTAGCTTTAGTATTACTCTCACTGCCTACGACACAGGTGGTAGTGCATTATCTAATGGAGTAGGAACGTGGAGCGAAAGCGGCGCAAATACTACACTTACTAGCGTTAATGGATCTCAAGTTACTGACGGCACTGTAACTGGAACTTGGAGAGCCGGTACAAAATCTCAAGGCTTTTACGAAAATTTAACAGTTACTTATACACACAACGATGGAAATTCAGTAAGTGCAAGTACCATAATTTATTGGGCTTCTTAATCCTTGACATTTCTTAAATCCTGTGTTATTATAATATAAATGGCAAAGTCAGATTGACTTTAAAAATCTGCTCCACACAATATATAATACACACAGGAGAAATCTATGGATGAACGTTTAGAAAAAGCACTTGACTTTTCCAACTATATGACTACACTCAACAATCAAAAGCGTCTCCTCAAAGAAAAATACAATGACGATTTGATACATTTTTTTAGCGGCTGTCAATTTACCATAACTAGAGAACTTATAACCTTTTGTAGTACAATGTTGAATCTAGGACAAGATACAACGGTATTAATTGACGACAACGGCTTGCCTGCTTCTATTGATAACTTAGAAGATTTTTTAGAAGAAATTGTTGAAAAGTATTCTAGTGCATCTAACGATTATTATTCAGAATATAGTAATCTTAAGAAAAATAGAAAAGTGGAAAAATTAGTAGGATATGAGCAAGACTAAAGGTGTATTTTTAATAGCCAAAAATAATTCACAAATTGACTATGTTAAGCAGGCTGTTTTTTTAGCAAAAAGAATAAAAAAATATTTAAATTTACCTACTACAGTAGCAACAGATTGCGTTGACTATTTAAAAGGTTCTTTTGATTCTAGTATATTTGATACTGTAATTGAACTAGATTGGACAGATGGAACAAACTCTAGGCTGTTCCATGATGGTGCTATGTCTCAAAGAACTGCAAGTTTTAAGAATAGTAATCGTGCAAGTGTCTACGAACTTTCTCCTTATGACGAAACTATTATAATGGACACTGATTATGTTGTGTCTAACAATATGTTATCAAATGTATTTGATCTAGATGTAGATTTTGCTCTTTATAAAAATTCTAATGATATAGCAAAAGTTAGAAATGAAAATGAATTCAAATACATTACTGATTCTAGTGTAGATTTTTATTGGGCAACTGTTGTGTTTTTTAGAAAAACACCAACTAATAAAATATTCTTTGATTTAGTACAACACATAGAGCAAGAATGGACACATTACAAACGAACATACCAAATTAATTCTTCACTTTTTAGAAATGACTTTGCATTTAGTATTGCTATTCATATTATGAATGGTTTTGAATCAGGAAGTTTTGCATCTCAGTTACCGGGTTCTATGCTTTACACAACCGACAAAGATATCCTTTGGAAACTACAAGATGACGAAATGATGTTTTTAGTTGAAAAGAAAGATTATTTAGGAGAATACACTGCAATCAAAACCAAAGGACAAAACATTCATGTAATGAATAAATTTAGTTTAGGTAGAATTATTGATGAGGTACCTCTATGAGTAAAGGTATAGTTGTTCTAGCACAAAACGGCGAAACAGATTATGTAATGCAAGCATGTTTGTTAGCAATGAGTTTACAAACACACAATAAAGAAACTAAAATTTCAGTTATTACTGATGACGATGTTCCTTTAAATTACCAAAAGTTTTTTGATAACATTATTCCGATCCCTTTTGGAGACGCTGCTGAAGAAAGTGAATGGAAAGTAGAAAATCGTTGGAAAATCTATCATGCTAGTCCATATGATGAAACTATTGTAATGGATACTGATATGCTAGTTTTACAAAACATTGATAGATGGTGGGACTTCTTATCGAACTATGAGCTATTTTTTACAAACAAAGTACTAGACTATAGAGGAAACACTGCAAACACTAGTTATTATAGAAAAACATTTATTGATAATAATTTGCCTAATTTGTTTGCAGGATTTCATTACTTTAAAAAATCAGATTTTGCACAAGAATTTTATACATGGCTAGAACTTGTAATACAAAACTGGGAAGCATTTTACGAAAAAAATCTTACACCAGAAACTAGACCCAAACATGTAAGTATCGATGTTTGTGCAGCAATTGTTACTAAAATTTTAGACTGTGAAACTGAAATCACAAATTCTAAAACTAGTTTTCCAACATTTGTACATATGAAACCATATTGTCAAGGATGGGAACAAGTTAAATCAAGTTGGCAAGATAAGATACCAGTATATACGACAGAAAACTGCGAATTACAAATAGGCAACTATATACAATCAGGAATTTTTCATTATACAGAAAATAGTTTTATTGAAAAAACACCGGTTTTAAAAAGTTATAGGAGTTATAATGGCGTCTAATCTAGCTGAACTAATAACTAATTTAAAAGTAAAAGCAGCATCAAATGATGCATATGTGTATTATGACCAAGCAACTGGAAAAATACACAAAGTTAGTGGCACAAAAGAAGATAGCGAATATGATGTACTAGCTGTTCCTATATATGATGCTAAACCTATTTTAAATGGTGAGTCAAATATTGACGAATATACAGTAATTTACGACATAGTCGAAAAGCAAACTCGTTTGAAAAAAATAAATGCTGAACTAGCAGCAAATTCTCTTGGTAATTTTTGTTACGAACTTCCTAAGATTGAGTTTTCAAATATAAATCCGTTATACAAGTTTATAAAAGAGTATAAAGGTATTGATGTTTTTATTTGGAAACAAGGAGAAAAATATAACAAAGGTAATTTTGTATGGTTTGACAATAATGTTTACATTTTAAATGTAGATGTAAAGGCTGCTTCTAGTTTAGAAAATATCAGTAGAATATATATTAAAGATGTATATATTCCAGACGTACCTACACCTACGCACGAAATTAATACTGGTAAAATGATTGTTAAAGAACAGCAGTATGTAGGAGTAAATGTTGATGTTTGGTACGACGATGTTGAACACTACGAAGGTCAGCATATTTTTATAAACAACAAAGTTTATAAAATTAAAAAGAATCAACGCAAAGGTAGTAAGTTTAGAACAAACAATGCTACTTTAGTCGAAAAAAATGTAAAGTTATATGATGACGAAAACAAAGACTTAGAATTTGAAAATGTTGATAATTATGAACTATTTTTAGATAATAATAGTCTTTATATGTTTGTCGAAAAAGATAGCACTACTGAATTTGAAAATTACTCAACTGATAGAATAACACAATTTTATTATACCTCTAACAACAATATTGTACACGGGGAAAATTTAAAAGATAATGTTAAATTTACAAACATTGAAGAACTTAAAAACGGAAGTTTAGTTTTATTAGAAAGACAATTATATAGAATACAGTCGGCTATAGATGTAGATATTGTACTAACACAAAATAAAATAAACAAAAAGTGGAACATTGCACTTCATCCATTAACTAAAAAGTTTTTAAAAACTTCATTTGCTAATTCTAATTCTATGCTTTATTTTAGTGTAACTTCTCCTAGCAATCCTAATGTTTTGTATAGAAGTTTGTCTTTTAAACTAAAAGAAATATTGGAATCTACAGTTTCTTTTGATTTTGAATCAGACTATGAAACTGATGAAGTAAGCGTATATACATCAAAGTATTTTAATCATTATACACATGAGGTACTTGAGTAATGTCAAAAATTTTTAAACCTATTGACTACGACATAATTTATCTAAGTTATGATGAACCAAATGCAGAAAAAAATTACGCAGACTTGTGTTCAAAAGTGCCCTGGGCAAAGCGTGTACACGGAGTAAAAGGTTCAGATGCTGCACACAAGGCTTGTGCTGAATTATCAGAAACTGAGCGGTTTATTACTGTTGACGGCGACAATAGGATTAGGGAAGATTTTTTAAACCAAGAAATTGATTTTAACGAACACATGGATTTAGAAAATGCTGTAATAAGTTGGTGCGGCAGAAACGAAATCAACGGGTTGCGTTATGGCAATGGTGGACTTAAATGTTGGCCTAAACAATATGTTTTACGTATGCGTACTCATGAAAATGCAGATCCAAATAATGCTCATGCCCAAGTAGACTTTTGTTGGGACGCTCATTACATACAAATGAACAGTACATATTCTGATGTATATAATAATGAAACACCTGCACAGGCTTGGAGAGCAGGATTTAGAGAAGGAGTAAAACTTGCCACTGATCGTGGTGTAAGAATTGCTAAAGAAGAATTTAAAAATAATCATTGGCGTTGCCTACATTGGCTGTACATTTGGAGTATGGTAGGTTCTGATGTTACTAACGGGCTTTGGGCTATATATGGTGCTAGAGAAGGGTTATATAAAACTATGTGTACAGACTGGGATTATGTTAATGTTCGTGACTTTGAATATCTTAATAATTATTGGGATAATACTGTTTCAAAGAAAATCACCAATGATACATTATTAGAAGAAACTGTAGTATTAGGACAGCAACTAGTAAGTGAACTCAAATTACCTATAGCAGCAGCACCACTTGATAAAGATCAAAGTAAATTTTTTAAAGAAGTATATGAACATCCTGCTAGAACAGACCATCAAAGATTTATAGAAAAGTTGTAATATGATTCCAATTTATGTAGACATAAAACCTCGAAAAAATAAACTTCCTTATGTTAACGGATTTACTAAAAAGTTATACCGGAAGCATACAGCTAATCCTCAAGTGGATTTAGTAGACACAACACATCTTTATGCAGTGTTTGGTAATGATTTTGAACTTGTTTATAAACCTATTTCTAAAATACCCAAGCGTAATAAGTTTACAAAAAAAGCACCAAAATTTTATTATCCAATACCACTTAGTCTTTGGTCAATAGAAACTGTATTTGATCAAGTTGAGATAGAACCTGAAATTATTGAACAAATTAAAAAAGGTAATTGTAAAATATTGCTTCTTTGTCCATTTGAAGGATGGACATGGACTTGGTGGGATAGTCTTTTAGACATATTAAAATCTAAATATGACCTAAAAGAAAAACATGTTGTTTTTTTATCAGGAAATTATAATCCTCATCCTACTGTAAAAACAGTAACTTTTAATACTTGGGAACGGCAAATATACGGAAACTATAACGGAGATACACACTATAACACATTTATGAATGCTGTAGAGCGTCCTCGAACACATAAATTTATATGTTTAAATAGAAGACCTTCGATACATAGATATGCAACAGTAACGAGTTTATTTGATGTAAAAAAACAAGGAATTTTAACCTGTGCTAAGTCTGCAGGATACGGCAAAGATTATACTGATTGGGTTGAAGATTGTTTTTACCAAGACTATCCAGATCTAAAAGAAAAATATATCAACGAAGTAAAGCCGTTAATTCCGTTAACATACAATGATGGAATAAATCCTGAAGTTCAAAATCCTGCATCAAACGAATGGGGAAAAATAAGAAAATATTATGATAGTTATTTGTATATTGTAACAGAAACATTTTTTGAAAACAAAGCTCAAGGACAAGATACTTTATTTTTAAGTGAAAAAATGTTTAAGCCTATTGTTTTTATGCAACCTTTTGTTGCAATTGCTCGCCCTGGAACAGTAAAATTACTTAAAGAGTTAGGCTATAAAACATTTGGAGACTATATAGACGAATCCTACGACGATGTACTAGACGATAAAACAAGACTAAAAATGGCTATTACTAGTATAAACACTTTTATAAGCAGGACTCATGAAGAATTAAACAAACTTATGATAGAAATGAAACCTATATTTGAACATAATTATAGATTGCTAAAAGAAAGACACGATGTTACAATATATAAAAATCTCAAAGAAGATTTAATGAATGCACTTATGGAATAGATAATGACAAAACCACTTTTTGATAGATTAAAATCCACAGAAAAATTTTGTATAATGCCGTGGATACATTGTGCAACACAAACAAACGGCGCAGTGCAACTATGTTGTGTTGCTTCTCCTATACACGAATTAAATCTTAATAATATGACTTGGGAAGAAATTTGGAATAGTCCGCAATACAAAGAAGTTCGCAAAAAGATGCTCAACAATGAACCTGTCAAGTACTGTAATAGTTGTTATAAAGAAGAAGCTGCTGGAGTCAGAAGTCATAGACAGAACGAAAACGATGTTTGGGCAAATCAATGGAGCCCTATAAAAATAAATGAACTAAGACAAATTGTTGCAGAAACAAATGAAGACGGTTCTATAGATAGCGGCATTGTTAGTGTTGATTTTAGATTAG